CTAGACTTACCACCTTGTTTTGCTATTTGTTGTATTTCTTGCCATGCTTGATAAAATAATGTTTGGTCATTGAGTGTAGACCATGTAGCCCAGATATGAAGTGCATCCGCTATAGGTTGTAATATAACTAACCCTACCGGTTGTTGATCTATTACGCCTATAAAAAGCATAGACCTATTTTCGTAACAATCACAATAGACATCTTCCACTATCCATTCAGGATGTCCTTTGCTTCTTACTATTTCAAGACCATGCTTAACATACTCCCAATGAGTTCGTAGTTGGTCTTTAGGTATGTAGTTAAGTATCAATTAAGGTTGCGTATTATTTAATAATCCAAGAAACCTATTTACACCTGATGATTGTGTATTTAATGTAGGTTGTTGCATACTAGGATATTGGTTTAACATAGATAGCATAGGTAATTGACTATTAGTAATTTGACCCCATTGAGAAGGTGAATTATATGTTCTTTGAGCCATAGCTGAAGGTGCATTAAAATTAAGTCTAATACCTTCTGTTGGTGTTGTTTGTTCTGGTGTTATGCCTCTGATGCCCATTTTTTATCCTTTTATCCTACTATTATATAACGATATGTCCTAACTGCGGCATGGTTGCCATAGTGAACTACGCAAGAACCTTTAGCAAAGGTATCAAAATAAATGTCTATTAATTCAGCAGCAGAGTCATGATTGATAGGCATAAATAAGATGACTGATTGAAACCCTATACGTTCATCATAAAGTGTTGAGCTAGTGGTGTGTGCTGTAGTTACAAAGTCGCCTGTATTATTAGACTTGCCTTCTATTAAGCCATTTACAACTGTGCTTATTTCTCTAGGTTCTGCACCACTAGGGTTTAATTTACGATATGCACCTATATTTGCCATTATCTATTGCCTTGTGGTTCTATATTAATATCTACTCCTATAGCAGTAGTCCAATTTCCTGTAGGAGTAACGGATAATCTATGGTAACGACCAGCACTTCTTAATGGCACTCGTGTACCTTCGCCACTAGAGGCTGCTGTAGTAAATGCAATGGTATCGTCTAACTCTCTACGAGAGGCAATAGCAACTGTGCCTGCACCATTATCTGTAATGGGTCTGGCTAATGTTACAACAGAGTTATAACCTTGCTCTACGTCAGAAGTAATAAGATTAGCTGTAGTATTATCACCATTAAAGGTAATTATTTTTGTATCCTTCATGCCACCAAGAATATACTTACCACCTGTCCAGATACGAGAATCAAGTGAAGCTGGTACTAATTCTAAACTTGCATATAGTGTACCAATATTTTCTAGTGTAAAGCCTGATGATGCAGCAGTACCTAAATAAGTAGATGTTGTTGCACATCTTGACCATCTTTGTATTTGCCAATTATAAACAAGTAATTCACGACCACCTGATGTGGTTGGATAATTCCATATCACTATTTTACGCACAGGGTCAATAGTAGAACTCATGGTTGAAATATTGCTAATGTTTAAATTAGCATAAAAGTATTTGTCTACCTTTTCTGCACCTATAGGTGTGATACTTTTACCATCACAAGCATAGAAACCATCATCAGATAAGAAGTAAGTAATGCCTGCGTATTGAGCTACAGAGCCACCATCTATACATCCTAAATTTCTACTAATTGCATCAAATTGGAAGAAAAATGGTGAGCCAATATATGACATTCTATAAATGGCTTTTTCTAATAAGACAAGTCCGTATTCGCCACCTGTAATGCCTGTTATGTCACCACCATCAGGAATAATCTGATAATCACTTTGTGATGATGCTCCACTAGTCCAATTCGTTTCATCCGATAATCCACTCCAAATTATCTTGTTAGGTGTGCCACTAATGTTAGCTGCAACTACGAAGTCCCTAACGACTGTGATATACTTACATATAGGAGCAGAAGCGTTTACATCTGCAAAAGCAGTAGAAGTGTTTATTGTCCATGCTTGTATTTTTTCTGCATAATTAGAAGCTAATATGACACCACCAAATTGTGTAAAGCTCCATCTTGTAGAGCCTGAATAACCACCTACTTTACTTTTATCTTCAAGGTCTAGTGTTGTACCATTAAACTTAAATAGTTTAGTAGCTCCACCTGCAAAAAGTTGTGTAACTGAATTAAACTTACCTGCTACGATATTATTAATGTTTTCTGATGCAGCGTTAGAAAAATTAACTGCTGATGGAAAAGGTATATATCCTGATGTAGAAGGTACTACATTATTAGCGTCTAATAATGACTCTGCAATAGCAGGTTGGTCAGGTTTCCATTCTGTAAAAGGTATTCTTTGAATTGGCATATTAACCTTACTTAAATACTGCTATGGCTAAAACACCTGTGCCAGCATCTGTTGTCCATGTAACTGAACGACCTCCTTCTGCGGTAGATGTATAATAAGAACCTGCTGCATAAAATACTGCACTATTAACACTTCCACTATGGTCAGTAGTCATACCTGCTAATGTCTGTGTTGCACTTCCAGATGATATAAACCCACCTATGGCAAGACTATCTGTGCCTAAACCAATAGAAACAGAATAAGCTGTTGCTATGTCTGTATAGGTAGATGTAGGTGTATAACTTTTTAAGTTAAGTACCCTGTAAACTTTAATAGCAGGGTTAGTTAAGTTACCATCTAAAGTAACACTTACGCTGTCATTAAGACTTGCAGTATTTGCTATCCATACTTGAGCTACTGGTCCTGAAAATGATGTTGCTGTAACTGCTTGGGTTGCTGATACTCCACCAATAGTGCAAGCAGAGATACTGCCTGTGCATAGAGTAACTACAATAGTAGTTCTTCCATTACTTGCATCACCAAGACTTACACTTGTAAATGCGTATGTTGGTATAGCAGCGGTAGCGTAACTTGCCTCTGATACATAACTATAAGATATAGGGTTTTTAGATGTTAAGAAACCATACCCACCAGCACCACGACCTTTGCTAATTAAATTAGGCATTAAAGTTCCTTATGCAAATTTAGTTTGTGATACTAATACTGTAAATGTGGCAGAAGCTGTTTTAATAATGGTATAGGAATAAGCATCTATACTATTAGCGTTACCTGCTGTAAATGCTGTACCACCTGTATATTTAGGTGTAACAGCATTACCATCTATAGTAATAGAGCTGTTGTAATAAGCAGTTGAGCCTTGTGTAACCAAGAACACGACTGTAAGTGCATCACCTGTTGCCATAGCAGTATTTAAAGATGTGCCACTAGATGCTCTAAAGTTTACTATCCAATTACCTGAAGCATCACTTGTATAATATAAGACTGACTGTGTGGTTACGTCATATTGTTTTGTGCCAGTAGCTGCTGTTGCACTCACAGTTACAAAGTCTATAGCGTTTAAGAATTTAGAAGATAAGATACTTGTAGAACCTGTAAAGGTTTGTTGTGCAGTAAATGATTGTGTAGCATTAGTCTTTGCAATATTAGCATCATAGGCTTGAACATCTGTACCTATCACTAGACCAAGTGCTGTTCTAACACCACCAGCAGTTGTAGATGCAGTACCACCTTGAGCAATACTTAAAGCAGTTGTAAGACCTGTGAGAGAAGTTATATCAGAGTTAGCACCACTAGCAGCAGCACTTAAAGATGTTCTAGCAGCAGCCGCAGTAGTTGCAGCAGTACCGCCTGAAGCTATAGGTAAAGTATCGCCACTTGTTCCACCTTGCCAATCTTTAAGGTGTTTCATGAGTGAACGAATAGCATTGTTTATGCCACTAGGTGAACAACTTTCTGCTATGTCTATACTGTCTATGTCTGTATTAGAAGCTGCAGTAGCTGAATATTCTGATATTTTCGTCTTTGCCATTTTTTATCCTATTTGTGTCCATGTATTTGAGCCTGCTGTAGAGGTAGTCCATTCCTCACCTAACCTATATCCTTTTGCTGAAACTGTAGCTGAAGCTGTAACTGTTGCATTTCTACTATAAGTTGCAAAAGCTATACCTACGACTAATGCACTTGCCGTTATATTAGCCTCACCTACTGTTGTAAACCCACCTATCGCTGATACTATTGCAGATGCAGTAATAGCTGCACTTGCAGTAATAGCTGAAAACATATCACAAGTAAGTTTTGCTGTAGCAGTAATAGCTGCTATTGCACTATGAACAGCAGTTGCTATTGAGCTAAAAGAGGTAGAACAAAAGGGAGCTTGGCTAAACATTATGGTGTATCTTTAAGTGCGTCTAATTGTTTTTGTATATCTTCTATTGTTTTTTCTCTATCAGTTTTAACAATCACTTCTGGTTCAGGTTGTGGTAGGGCATAGTCATCTGCAACTTCTGATACGACTACTTCACCTGTAACTACAGTTGGATACATTTCGTTATCGTTACACATATAACCATTATCTACCTTCTCTACTTTAGAGAATAGTCCTATGATTCCACCATCTTTATTTGTTATTGTATATTTCATATTAGTCCTTAATTAACTATAAACGCACTAGCTGATATATAACCTGTTCCAGTTTTATATCCTGCCACTATACCTGTTGTAGAAGAGAGCAAACACATACCTGCTAAATAAGTATAGACAGTTGAGTCTGGAAGAGTTCCTACACCTGAATATAAAATTGTTCCACCAGATGGGGTATATTGTATTTTATATATTTTAGAAAGAGAACCGTATCTGCTCCAATCTCCATAAACACTAGTTTGATAAAATATGCCTGTTGTGCTTGTTACCCATTCTATTCTAGAACACAGACCAATAGTAGCTGTATTTACCATTGCTACAGGAGCAGATGTTTGGGTTACAGTTGTTCCTGATATAGTATAAGAAGCTACAGTAGGAAATGAATCAACATTAGGCGTACAAACAATACTTGTTTCTGTAGCAGAATAAGCATAAGGTTGTCCCAGTGGTGGATTACCATACATCCCCTGTGATGCTGATACTGTTGCGGTAATTGCAGTACCAAGTGTAGGAGCAGAAGCTCCATTTGAAGTTACAACTCTTGTTGTCCAAGTATTAGTGGTAGTGGTATACCACAATTGTGCAGTAGTAGATGTAAGTTTTAATAACACTCCATTTGGGGCTACATTTCCATAACCTTTCACAGCAATACCAGCAGTAGGAGTACCAAGAGTAGGAGCTGATGCTCCATTATAAGTCATGGTAGCTACACGAATTTCAGTATATGTTGAATCATTATATACAATCATCATTTCTGTAGCTGACATCACAGCAACACTATGAATTACATTATTGTATGTTGCTGCATCACCAAAATTAGCTGAAACAGTACCTACTGTAATAGTTGTTCCTGATATACTAAATGGAACAGCAACGGCAGTAGCAGACCTACCAATAAATACCATGCCTGTTGTAAGTCCTGATAGTAGCATTGCTGCCGCAGTAACAACAGCAGCAGTTCCTCCTGCTGAACCATTATATATTTGAACAATAGTACCAAAAGAAAGCGTACCTGCTGTGTTAGTTGCTACAACACCATATACACTTGTGTTACCATTTCTTGTCCAAACAAGTAAAGCTGTTGTAGATGTAAGTTTTAAACAATCAACAAAATGTCCAGCCGTTCCATTTCCATTACCTGTGTAAAGGAGAGCAGCGTTTGTGCTATCAATAGTTGATGCCCCAAAAATTCCTACAGACCCTACAGAAGCTATACCAGTAGCACTTGTTAACCATAAACCAGACGCTGTTGTATTATCATAAAGTTCACACATTACACTTTGCCCAGAAGCTAATAGTGTAAGCACAACACCTCCATTTAGTTTGATACTAAAAGTATAAGTACCATTATTAGTAATAATAAATGTAGGTCCACCAGCAGAAAGTGTAGTGGCATCTGGGAGTATTACTGAAAGGCTATCTGCTGTAAAAGTTACAACTTGCACTCTGTTAGATGCACTTGTGAGTGTGAGTGATGTACCTTGTGATACTGTTGTAGCACCACCAGCAGTATTAGGAGTAGCAGGGGTTGAGCTTGTCCATGTTGTTCCGTTAGAGGTAAGTAAGTTACCGCTAGAGCCTACAGCTGTTAAGCCAGTACCACCTAAAACTGCTGGAAGTGAAGTAGTGAAACCTTGCACATCAACATCCCATGAAGCAGCAGTTGTTCCAGAAGTTAAAATACAAGTACAGACTACTGTTGTATTAGCTGATACAGTTGAAACTAAATTAGCTCCAGAAGAATTAACTGTAACA